TGGTACATACCCCGTCTCCCGTACTCGGAAGCTCACAACAACAAAAGGGCCACCAGCTCTTTACTGATGGCCCTGCCCCGCCGTTACAGCATTGTGCCCGGTTCGGGTTGTGTGTCTGTCATATCCGTCACCGGTGGCTCCGGCTGAATATCACCATTTTCCGTGGTGACATCTTCCGCCTGTGGTTCCGGAAGCAGTTCCGGGGATGGTTCCGGCTGTGCACCAAGCAATTCATCCAGAATGGCATCCACTTCTGCATCAAGACGCGCCTCAAGGTTCTGCCGAAGTTGCTGTTTCAGTGCGCTCCGGACTTCTTCAGAGCGCAGGACTTCCTTCACTGCCTCAGCAGTGACCAGCGATTTTATTTCTGACATAGGATTTTCTCGTTGAAAGGGGTTATTAAGAAGGTTGTTCCGGAATGAGTGGGGCTTCTGTTTTTGCTCCGGCTGACTGACTGGCGCTGATTTTCTCTGCGGCCCTTTTATCAATCTGCCTGCGCCAGAAATCGCGCACTGCCCTGTACCCACCCGAAAGAAGATACAGCACGCATACCGCCGTACAGAAGTACAGCATGAACTGATGAACTAACGTCATAATTTCTTACCGTTATTATTTGAAACATCCAGTAAAAAAAGGTACAAAACTACGGACATAAGAGTTAAGCAATATTTGCTGCCTTGTTTGGCCAGCGCCCGGCTCCTTTATATGTTTTCCCTCCGGCGCTGGCTCTTTTTTCGCCTGTTATGCCGCTGCTTCGCTTTCTTTCACTTTGACAGTGACCGTATCAAGCAGTACAGGATACGTCGCTTTTGCCCCCGTGATATCTGTCAGCGTCAGCGTATCTGCTGTAAAGCCATCATTTGTCCACATCACAAGGTCAAACGCCGTCTGCTCTGCACCATCAATCACCGGAACGACTCTTTCGCTGTTATTTCCCGCAAAGCGGAAAACAACCGTATGCCAGTTATGGTCAAACGCACCAAATGTGCCCAGTTGTGCATTCGACGTGCCCTTGTGGTGCATAAGATTCAGATTTGATGCATCCGTCTGAAGGAAGAATGATGCCAGCATACTGTTTGCTGCCGCGCCTGACGCCCACTGCGACACCGGCCAGTAGAGACCAAAGACAAACTGTCCGTTCACCAGTTCGCTTCCATCCGGAATTTTGAACCGTACGGCAATTTCACCCCCCTTGCTGAGAAGATTTTTTGCCTCCTCCACTGCAACAGTACGGAACATTTTCCAGGACGTCAGTTTACCGGGCTGTTTTTCCAGTCGCAGCGCTTTCCGTCCACCGTCATCAGTCACAGTGCCTTTGCCACCGGCAGCCCCCCACTGCTGCTCTGTCCATACACCATTTCCACTGTTCGCATCATATTCAGCCACCGTCCTGGTACTGCTCACGGCCTCATCATGACCAGTACCAGCAACACCGCCATCCTGCGGTTTCTCAACATCCGGTGTCCCCGGACTGACAGGAGTTGTACCACCCGACAGCGGTGCGCTCTGCCCGGTAAGGAACGATAATGTCCGCCCGGCGTACTGCAAAATGGCACCTGCCAGACGGTCTGAAACAAGGCCTCTTCGCGCCCATGAACTGAAGTGCGTTTTACGATTGGCTGACGTCCAGTTACTGGCAGTGCGTGACGCAGCGCCATAGTATCCCGCCGGGATAATGTCCGGATCTTCTGACGGCTCGTTTGTCGGCACATTCACACCATGCTCATCCGTCATCAACGGCACAAAGTGAATATTCTGCGCAGCTTTGCCTTTATACCCACCGTAAACCGCCTCATACGGCGCTGCATACCTTTCCTTCCAGTAGTACGTGGTATCACCGCAAATCCACGGGACGCTGGCCGTTGTCCCGCCAGTACACTGCTCTGCCACATCTGCCAGTTCCGTACGGAACTGATTTACCATGGCAAGGAAAAGCGCATTGTGTTCTGCATGTCTCCCCGAACTGACATCTTTTTCTCCCTGCATCCAGATCACTGATAACAGCACGTTCTTCGGATTTTTCTTCAGGGCCGCACGGGTTCTGCTGACCAGGTCATGATACAGCGGTTTATCCGCCCCCCACAGGGACGAGCCTGCGGTCGCTCCCGACGCTTCGTTAAACGCCCCCTCGGCCCCCGCAGTAAATCCCGAATCGCCACGGCCACATGGAACAAGAAGGATACCCGCATTCGCAGGCATAAACGGCAGCAGCTTTTTGGCAACATGCAGAGCATGCCCCACACAACCGTACTGTCCCTTACTCAGGTCTGCATGAGGATGATTCAGGTTACTCATATCCTGCACATCATGCAGACAGTGGTCTGCCGGAATGATGTCGTTATATTTACAGGCGGCACCACCCGGCGTCACCGTACTGCGACGCGCCAGCTGTTTAATACGCGGGTCCGGACGGTCATATGTCTCCGGCAGCGGCAGCCCTTCCCCAAAAGACATTGAGTTTGACTGCCCCGCCAGAACAACAACAAAGTAATACTCCGGTTCGCTGGTGGTGCTGATAACTGTGCCTTCTCCATCCGACGGCTTCACCACCACAGGTGTGGTGACATCACCTTCCGCCGCAATGGCCTGCATCAGGGTATAAGGCGTGATGGCGACAGGGCTGCCAAATGGCTGCCACCCCTCCTTCAGTTTTTGTGTCAGTCGCTCCGCAAGGTCTGACGGCGACGCCGCCCTGACCACATCGTAGTGTTTAAATGTCATGAATCCTCCCGGTCGGGATAATGTTGTGAGTCAGATAAGGAGCGAGCTGAAGTCCGGAAGTTACAGGACAATGGCAGAAGGGAGACTACAGCCCGCAATACGAAAAAGGCCGCGCAGTTGCGCAGAGTGATTACTATGGGGTATTATTCGCCAGCTGAAATATTACTTCACGTTTTATTGTTTATTCCTTGCCGCCCGCGTCTCCCAGCGCGGGCTTTTTTGTCCATAAGAAAGCCCCTCCGGAGAGGGGCTGAAGCCGCATTTCTGTATCACCATGAACATGGTGCCGGGTGCCTCCCGGTGAGTTCAGCCCGGTGCCACTGAACCCGCGATCTCTTCTGGGTCATCACGGATGATGAATTGTTGTCACCAGTCGTCCCACCGCACAGGGGGATTCACCATGCAATACTTTTTTAACAAAAAAGATAAAACGAAATCAACACTCAACTCACTGAAATGTGAAGAATTTAACATTTTCACATAAGAACGTATGTTCCTTGTCACATCCCCGATCAGAACACAAATCAGCCTGTTGAAAACAACAATAACCTCAGGGTACTATTTTCAGGCAAATAATAAAAAATGTATTCTCATGCATACTTGCCCGCTGCCATAGACGGGCTTTTTTTACTCAAAAAAAAGCCTCTACTAAAATTCGTAGAGGCCTGAATACATTTCCAATTTTCCACATTATGCATGATGCCGGGTGCCTCCCGGTAGATTCAGCCTGGCAAACTAAATCTGCGGATTGTGACCATCGTAATGGAGCCTTGCCAGTCGCCCCACCGCTTAGGGGGATTCATCATGCGGAGTGATTTTTAACAAATTCCCCACCAGAAAAACAATAATCACCTTCCTGAATTGTGAGGTATTTAAAAATTTCACCAGATAACTGATACCCGACTAACCATCTGATGTTTTCTTTTTCAGCAAATTAAAAGGCCCGCCGAAGCGAGCCAGGAAAATAAGTGTGGCGCGTTGTACTGGATTCGAACCAGTGACCGATTACTTAGAAGGCAATTGCTCTGTCCGGCTGAGCTAACAACGCAGAATACCGATAATGGACCGCCATCGAGGACTCGAACCCCGCGCAACCAGCTTCGAAGGCTGGCGCTCTTTCCTGATGAGCTAATGGCGGTATGTGATGGTGGCCCTTGCTGGATTTGAACCAGCGACCTGGCGATTATGAGTCGCTCGCTCTCACCACTGAGCTAAAGGGCCGGGCGCAGGATAATAACGGTACGTAACTAATCCTGCAATATCATCCGTTCTGACTGGCTAAATCCTGAACTTCCCTGACCGTCTGCTCAAAACGTTCAGTCTCCAGCTCAACGCCTGTAGCACGACGCCCCAGCGCCATCGCGGCTTTGACTGTCGAACCCGACCCCATGAAGAAATCCGCAACCAGATCACCAGGACGACTACTTGCGCTGATTATCTGCTGCAGCATTTCTGCCGGTTTTTCGCACGGATGTTTCCCTGGATAGTACTGCACCGGTTTATACGTCCACACATCGGTGTACGGCACCTGCACCGTCACACCGAAATACCGCCGCAAATTTTTATATTCACTCAGCAGTTCCATATACTGCCGGTTCAGCTCACTGTATGTGCTGACCAGCTGGTGGTGTGGCTTTTCCAGTTCCCCGCGCTGATGTTTCTCTTCTGCCACCCGGGCAAACAGCGACTGTAATTTCAGATAATCGCTTTCGTTCGGTAGCTGCCACTGACTGGCACTGAACCAGTGCGGCACCATGTTTTTCTTTCCTGTGGCATCTGCAATCTGTTTTGCCGTTATCCCCAGGGCAGCGCGCGCATCACGAAAGTAAGCAATCAGCGGGGCCATCACATGCTGTTTCAGTGCCCTGCCCTTCGCCTCATACCCGGCATCTTTCGGACGATACGGCCCCTGATAATGTTCCGCGAACAGAATGCGCTCTGTGGCGGGGAAATACGCCCGCAGGCTTTCCTTGTTGCATCCGTTCCAGCGTCCGGACGGCTTCGCCCAGATAATATGGTTCAGCACACTGAAGCGTTCACGCATCATGATTTCGATATCAGATGCCAGGCGATGACCACAGAACAGGTAAAGACTTCCGGCAGGTTTCAGCACCCGCCAGAACTGCGCCAGACACTGGTCCAGCCACTTCAGGTAATCATCGTCGCCCTTCCACTGGTTATCCCAGCCCTCGGGCTTCACTTTAAAGTACGGCGGGTCCGTGACTATCAGGTCAACAGAATTTTCGGGTAACGACCGGATAAATTCCAGGCAGTCGGCGTTGATTAACTCACAACTGGATATTTTTACAGTATTAAGCATGGATCATTAAGCCTGTCTCTGATAGGCTCATTCTGCTTTTGCGCAAAGCAGATGGGCCTGAGGTTTGCTTGTGACCCCAACGCATGAGCAGATGGCTGGCAGGTGCCGCTAACACCCACCAGCCGCCCATTACCACAAATAAAAAAGCCTTCAGGGCTGAAGGCGTCTGTAACAACCGAACTGATAATCTGCCAGACCCGCCATAACAAGCTGAGTCAGTATTAACTGGCAGCGTTCACGTGAAAGGTAAGTATTCTGCGCAATTTCCCCGACAGTCGCCGGTTCGGTGACGCTCAATTCATTAAACACCACTCTGGCGGTTTCGGTCATATCTTGCTGTTTTAGCATGTCTTTTTCCCTTCTGGTTAACATGACATACCAATAACTCTTGTCTAAAAAGCCAGCAAGATAAAAAGTCAGTATTCACGACCACCAGCGTGTTTACTGTACTGCACCAAGTTTACAGGTACAAAAAACCCGCTCAGTGGCGGGTTTAAGTTGTGTGGCGAAGTAACCACTCTTAACAGATTAAGATAAAATTTGCGGACCGCGGTAATTTTTTTTGCTAAATTAAAGCCATATAAAAAATAAGATCCATAAGAAATTATTAGTATACTAAGGTTTAACATGGCTACTATTGCGCAATCAAAGAAACAAAAAAAACTTAAAATTGGTTTTTACACCAGCAGTTCTGGGACTATCCGCAGCCATTCAGTTGCTAAGCAAGCAATTGAAAATCTGTATAATACTTGCGTAACCGTTACGAATAATCATTTTGATACCATCTATAGAAATAAAAAGTTAAAAATAGCTTTTATAAATAAAGATACAAAAGCTAAATATTTCTTCGGCTACATGTCATGCTCACGAGAAGAGTATCTCCTTCCTTATATTGGTGATGAACACTGGAATGAGCACAACATACCACTAGATGATAAAAAATACATAGTCGAAAGAACCTATTTTTTATATTATTACGATAGTGATATTTTAATATTAACTCAAAATCATCTTGGGCCGAAAGAATCGGATTTAGCTTATCTGCTTTACAGCCAGAGTGGTAATCCTGGAAATAACTTTTCATTCCAAGCCATCTGGAAAAAAGAGAGCGTCAAAGAGCTACTTGAAACAGGAAGTACTTTGAGAAGTTGTGATATTGTCCTGGCTGCTCCCAGGAACTTTGATGCAACAAATTACCAGCTAAATAGTTCATTTTCTAAGGAACTGGTAAATATGATGGTAGGGCTGGGTGGAACACGTCTCAAGTTAAATCTAAGGGGACGTGCATCAGGGAGAGTAAAAGTCAAAGGTTATTTATCAGATCTCGTTAAGGATGGTATTAAAGAACTCCTTGAAAAAATGCCGGGAATTGTAAAAAAAGCGGCAGTAACACAGCCCAAAAATACCGTTGAACAAAGTCTTCTTGATCAGGTACTCATTTCAGAAAAAAACATATATACCGTTAATGGTTATGGCACTGATAGTGATGTTCTGCAAGCCATGATTTCTGCTAAAATTGATAACAATGAATACCTTAAGCAATACGATATCAGCAAAAAGAAGGTATAGGATATGTTATTGAAATACTTAAGAAACCTGATTGTAAGTGTTTTTTGCACCTTGTTCCTACTGAGGTATATCCCTCAGATGGGGCATGCTGACATACTTACAGCCTCCGGGGTTATTTCAACTGTATCCGGTATTTTATTTGGTTTTATTTTAGCCACAATATCAATTTTTAGTGCTGCTAGCGAAAACTCAAATGGAATAATAAAAGCATTAAAAAACAACAACATACTTCAAGTTATTATTGTAAATCTATTAACCGCAGGTGCATCTTTAATTACGGCATGCGTTATTGCTTTGATAGCAATGTTTGCCAATGAAAAGACATTGTTACATGGAGAAAAAATAGAATTTATTTTAATTATCGAATCTTTATCTCTTCTTATCATTTCAGTAATAACTTTTGCCTTTACATGGAGAAAAGTAAACTGGATACTCCCCCACATTTAAAAAGGGCAGAAATGCCCTTTTTTCTACTCCATTTCAAGTTTAACATCCAGCATTGAAAGGCATCCATCAATAAACCCTTCAGCCATCTGTATCTCTATACGTATCAATTTCTCATCTTTTTTGCGAGCTCTTGCAAGCTTTCTTTTCGAGATGCCATACAGGTAATGGGCCACAATCAAAGAATGCTCGTACGGTTTTCGCTTTTTAAGAAGAGCAAGACAACCTTCAATAATTAATGCATCACTATCTGAACAAGCCTGACGTGTTTTGCTTGTATAGGGAAGAAGCCCTTTAAACCCAGCAGCTATAGGAGAATAGTCTACTCCTGAACTATCACTCGCCGCCCATGCTCCCCAACGATCCAGAACCATTTGAATATCACGCATCAACTTTCTCCACAAAATCAGGCCAGCACGCCAATTGCCAGCGCACGATCGATAAAACGAAATATCAGCTCCAGTTGGGAACCATACTTCTCTTCAAATGCCACGGTATCCGCATGCAGTTCGTCATGGTGTTTTCTGCACAAAGGCAACACAAAAAGGTCATGCGCTTTTGTACCCATTCCACCCTGACCATGACCAATCAGGTGATGAGGATCGTCGGCTGGCTTACCACAACATGCACACGGATGCGTCTTAACCCAGCGCGTGTACTTTTCATTAACCCAGCGACGACGTTTTGGGCGTAACATAAAAGACTCCGGCGACTCCGGATCCACTTTCAGCGCCAGCACCTTTTTCGCCTTATCCTGGATGATGCTGGTGGCAGTAACCGAAGGCACAAGGTCACTTTCCCGGGTGACAGACGGCACAACAGGCTTCGGTAATCTCAGGGCCTTACGGGCTGCACTTTCCGGTAAGGCATCCGCCAGATCATTACGAATCAGCCACCAGCACAGTTCCGGCATTGTCACAACGTGACTGTCATCAAAACCGAGATCCCGACGCACAACAGACAACACCCAGCGGGCACAGTTATCCGTTGCCATTGATTCCAGCCGTTCCGTGAACTGATCGCGCAGCTGATTATCGCAGTGCCAGCACAGACGGATTGCACCCGGAGCGTGTCGCATTGTGGTCATGTTCTCGCTGTGCCAGTCGGAATGAGGCCACTGGCAGCCTTTTTCACGAAGTAACCAGCTTTCAAGACATTCCACGCCACCAGCACGACGGATCACTGCCTCATTGCGGAACACGGCCCGAACGGCAGGATCATCCGCCAGCGGTTGTGATGCCGCCGGAACGGCACCACTGGCGAAAGATGAATAACGCTCCGGCTCAGGCTCCAGCAGGACACGCCCCTGCATAAACAGGGGCATCAGCTCTGAACCTGGTCTGAACAATACGATCCCCATACGCGGGGCAATTTCAGGGGTCAGTAGTGCTCTCACGGTCACCTCAATGAACGGTATCGAGCAGCTTTAACAGCTCAGGGAATCGGGATTCGAAGAAATGCGGCTGCGTCTCGCGCGGATTTGCAGGACTGGTGATGTTC